TCGGAGTTACTAACAATAAATTCGCTAAACCTTTATATAGACACCATTTAGCGGGGCATTTTATCATACATAGTAAAGCCTTCTATCACACGCTATCTTATGACAACTGGGACAATCTACTCAATCATTTGTAAGGTAAATGGCAAGAGATATATCGGTCAGACTATCAAGACCGTGGGCGAAAGATGGCGGCATCATATAACAGAATCGAAGAGTAAATCACACAGACCATTGTATAGAGCAATCAAGAAATATGGCGTCTCTATGTTTACTGTCCGTGAAATAGAAACTAATATCCCAGCGGCGCAACTCTCGGATAGGGAGAGATATTGGATAGAACAGTTTGATACATTTAACAACGGATACAATCTAACAACAGGCGGAGAACAAGCAAAAGAGATAAGCGAAGAAGTTCGGGATAGAATATCAACAACTATGCAAGGGAAAGAAAAGTCTCCTGAACATATTGCTTCAATACGTAATACTCTAAAAGACAAATATCAAGGGGTTAATCCATTCGGAGATAAGAGCGGTGATGGTAAACATGCTAGGAGAAAAGTCAGAGCAACTAATGTCGAGACGGGAGAAGTTCTTGAATTTGATAGCATAACTGAAGCGCGGAAGAGTATAGGAATCAAAGGAGGTTCTGGCAACATCAGTAGAGCAATCAAACAGAAGATTGTGGCATATGGATATAAGTGGGAGAAATTAGATAATAGACCTTACTCCCATAAAATCTATGGCAAGCGTATATTAGACGGGAAAATCATATATCACTTTGATAGTATAAGAGAAGCGGGTAGAGTGTTAGGTAGCGGCAAAGCTACAGGTGTAACGAAGGCATTAAAAAACCCTTCCAGATATAGTTGGAAGGGTTGCAGATGGTATAGAGAAGAGAGTTAAATCAATCAGGCAAACATGAAACCATCAGTGAACTCGAAAGTGTTATAAACCTTGAAAGTTCCGGCACATCCAATGAACTTATCAACATACCATTTGAAGTTCTTTTGATACACACACTCACCATCAATTGCATGTTCTTTGAGAATAGCATTCAGACGGGATTTGGTGGTATTGGATTGACAACCACCATCAAAGATCTGAACAAAGTCATCACCAACCTCTGCAATCTTGTTGCCATGAAGATACACATGAGAGACACCATTGTCATCACAAACAACACTGGTGTTTGCAGATTGCCAGGACTTGTTGTTAGAAATGGCATTGTTCATTTGTTGTTCGATCTTACGCATGAGAGAAATGGTATCCTATACTATTGAAACACTTTCAGGGGCCCACTAACAGAAGTAATGACCAATTGATTTGGACATTGTAATCAATTGAGAATGAATTTGAGAAGTATCTTCATCATCTAATTCATCAACAGATTCAACTTCTGCAAGTTCTTCAAAGTTAATTGATCCATCAAGATGTTTGGGCATATAGTATAAACAACCTTCACTGTCAATAGTATACACACAACCGTGAGAATCAGATGTCAGAAGAATCATAGTTTTTTGATAAAATTAGGGGCGTGACTCGACTCGGAAAACCTCGGAAGATTTCGGAGTCATTGAAAGAATTAACCTCCGAACATATCATCGAAAAGTTGTTGAGATTCGATCTTTAATTGTTCACGATTGTCTTGTATCCAACGATCATAAGTTTCCATTCGTTGAATAGCAAGTTCACGGATTAATCCATCGTGCATGATGATTTTACCGTTAGGGAGTTGATGTAACATAATCAGGCAGTAAGTTTGAAAATTTGAGTGATCTTTGCATCAATCGAATCAGCAATGTTTGCTTCTTCGTCACCATAATCAGCATAATCTTTCATTGCAGAAGAGATAGCATCCCACTCACAATCAGTGAAGAGTTGACGATAGATAGAAGCATTGAGTTGTTGAGACATTTGAGAGAGTTGTTTCGTTTCTACACTACTGAAACACTTTAAGGGGCCCAGTGTTTGTTATCGAATAACATCATAAGAGAATGACTTCACAAACCATCCGGTGTTGTCACTAATGACATCACAAAGATCATCCTCATTTGTTGCATCCCATAGACAAGCTTTGGCACCTTCGATCACTTCATTCTGTTCCTCCAATGTAATGTCTTCATAATCAAAATCAAACTCAATATCAGTAATCTTGTAGAATTTCATCATCATTATCCTCGTAAATTAAACTTGTGCGGTGATGTCCATCAATCAATTCATAAGTCCATTGTTCACTATCATCATGATAGTAAGCATCAAATTTAGACCATGAATTGCCATTACAAAATGATGTTTTCATTTGGATTCTTTTGATTTGGGTTCTTTCGTTGGTTTTGGTTTAGTCCAGTAATCTTTGTAAATTGACATGTTTTAAGAGTTATCTGCATCCTCCAACAATTGTGGGTAATACTCTTCGACTTCTTCGACAATTTCATCAACTGAATACTTGTCATAGCTTTCAGACATGTAATCATATAAGCAAGCATACATCGTCTTCAAATCCATATCATCCAGAATCTGATGAATAAGATTGTCCTGCAATTCGTCACGGTTGATGATGTTGTCAGTCATGGAATTAGTATGATCAAAGGTGGAAACAAATGACATCAGTTAGCAGGAAAGTTTTTGCAAACAGCATCACATAACAACTTAATCATTTCATCAGCAAGTTCTTCATTTCCTTGACCATATTGTGCCGATACAATACAATCAATGTCCTCCATCAATTGTTCACGTTGAGAAAGCATTTCAAGACGATCCATCATTTTATTGTGAAGATAAGATTGAATAATTGACATCAGCAAGCAAGACACATTGCAGAGTTAAAGAGTTGTGGAATCATCGAATCATCAGTGACTTGATAACCATAACCCTTCACACGAGAATCAACCTCATGCTGAAAATCTTTCTTGTTGATGTAAGATTTGGATTGAGTTGCACCAATAAAAGTCACAACTTTGAGCATCAAACGATTGTGAATCCCACCGTCTGCAAATTTGACGGGATAGAAATCAACAACCATGTTACCATCTTTGGAAGTGAGTTGCATGACTGAAATAACGAACGACTTACACTACTGAAACACTTTCAAGGGCCCACTCATTATCAATCAGGAAATTGTGCAATCTTTGCATCAGCAAGTGCTGCAATCATAGTCCAAACTTTCTCTCCACTTAACATATACTCATTACAAATATATTCAACGGAATCCTCAATGGTTTCCATCACTTCAAGAGCTTCGAGTTCAGTTTCGTTCATAATCAAAAGATGTGTGTGAATCGTTTGTGTGTTGCTTTGGTCATTCTTCAACAGTGATAGAGTGAATCACAAAGTTAGGATTGAGTCGATTACATGTAGCAATCGCATCCTCTTTTGTTTCTTTGATGTAACCTAAACAATCATTCATCACCCAACCATTAGAACGATGATGTTGACCGTGAAGAAGGAACTTTGATTCTTGCATTTTTCTGAACTGTGCTTACACTAATGAGACACTTTAAGGGGCCCACTATTTGAAACTCCCATTCACTCCAATAACTTTAGCAGTGGGATTTCGTGCTAATGCTGTCTCCCTTGCATCTTGTGCATCTCGGGCATAAACTTCTTCGGTAAATACCTTTCCGGCAACATACAGTTTCACATCCCATTTCATGATACGATTCCTCCCAAATTGAACAGTTTGCTAGTTGAAATGATTAAAAGAAATGCCAACATAATTACAACATCCCATGACTTTGTTCGTATAAAGAATGGAATGGAAATTGCATCGGCAATGAAGTGCATCAGAACTCCAAATGTTACATTTACATGTAAAACAACAAAATAAGCAGAAACAACCAGAAAGCTTCCGATAATTCGACCTACAATGTCAATTCTCATGATCACACAAGTTGTGCTAATGTTTTCTTGTTTAGAATAGAGAATGCTCGGTAATAAGCATCCAACCAGTTATCATAAACTCCAAGTGTTTTTGTGGTTGATGATAACACATTTCCATTCTCATGATATGCAGTAACTTCGGTGAAAGTTACAGCAAATTGATCAACACTTTCACCATCAACATATGGTGCGGAATGTGTGATCGCAATGTCATCATCTTCCAGCAGACGATAAACAGAACGAGTGTTCATATGATGAGCACGAACTTCAGTGCCCCAATACTCTTCAAATTTGATTCCTTGACGGAAAAGTGTTGTCATCTTGTTTTCTTTCATAGTGGTCTTCATACAACTAGGACACTTTAGAGGGCCCAGTAATGTGAAGCAATGAATGGATTCTGTTTATAATGTCCTCACACTTATCAAAATACTCCTCACTTTCATCCAATAAAAATGCTTCTTGTTCGATAGCATCAATCACAATGTGCCACTGCTCATCTGTTAGAAAGTCCCTGATAGCTTGCATCTCTTGACCATTTTCCATTTTTCTTTATTGTAGTTGAAGAAATTCTTAAGTGCAACTATGTTAAGATTTCATTACAGTACAGATTGTAGAGTCTTTCTTCTTCCTCTCGTGCTTCAATTTCATGTGGTTGATCTTCATAGTCATAGATTTCCACTGGTTCTTGTGAATAACACAATTTTCCATATCGGTGTCGTAGATCACCTCTTACCCATTGTGCAAGATGAGTCAATTCATGTAAAAGAGTTTTTATATACAACTCCTTACACATATCGGTCTGAAGTTCAATCAGGAAATGTCTTGGTCGATAAGAAGGACCAACTACATCACAATACCCCAGTACATTTTCACGTCTCAATCCACGATGTAAAATATCCACATCAATCTTATGACGTGGATAATACTTCTTCAAAAACCAAGAGGTAACACTCTCACAGAGCTTTTTAGAATAACCGTATCCAGAAGTGTAGATGCTAGACATGTTCCCCAGTGTAGAAACCAAACGAATGATGAAATGAACAGAAGTTTTTCTTTACTTGTCATGAATGATTATACATGAATTGATCAAGCGTATAATAATCTTCATCGGTTGATGTTTCTTCAACCAATTCTTGAATGGTCAGTGTATGTAACCATTCAAGATGTTCTTCCAGAGTCATATCAACATCAGGATCATAATCATCATGAATCATGTACTCATATTCATGTTGAAGTGCATCAACAAGTTGTTGTTTAGTGTAGTTCATCATCAATAATCAGAGAGTCATCAGGAAGATTGTTTGCACGAACTTTCATGCGATTCAATTTAGAAATGTTCCACCCATTTATATCAGAATCAGTGACAACTCCATCAAGTTGTTTACGCTCACTTTCAGTATGATAATGACGTTGATCGTTCATAATAACCTCTTAATTGAACATGTTCAGTATAGCACATTACCTCTTATAAAGATACCCTCCTGCCCAATCTGCATTTTCAAACAACCATTCACGTTGTTCAATCAATCGCAAGTCATAACGAACACCTTTGGCAGGAGCTTTGATACTGGCAGGTTTGTAAACTTCGCCAGTCTTTCTATCAACAAAAGCATGAACGGAACGAGAACCATTGGCACTCATCATAATTTTGTGATACTTACGACCAGACTCTACAGTGAACTCATAACCACATTGACCATTCTTCAGGTCTTCAATACATGCCTGATGATAATTTGATTGAGTTGAATCATCATTACCATAAGTGTAGTTGTAGTTAGCAATCGCACGTTGATGAGACTTGATGCTGTAATCAATGAAATTCTTCAGCAGTGCATCACAAAGCATAAAACAATACTTGGTGACATTCAACTGAATGGTATTCTGTGCATCACGTTGAGCACAGAAATCAGAAAAAGTTTCAGAATTGGTAGATTCAACAATCATGGTTCTGTTTGGGTTAGGAAGTGAAATCATAATCTTTACCTACATCAATAGGACACTTTAAGGGGCCCAATTATGCCATCGCATTCAATAGTGGTAGATTTAACCTTTCCTGTGCAGCATCAAAGTATTTCTTTTCACGTTCAATTCCAATAAAGTTTCTATTAGTATTAAAAGCAGCAATTCCAGTGGTGCCACTACCCATACAAGGATCGAGCACAGTATCACCTTCATTAGAATATGTGCGAATCAGATATTCATAGAGTGCAACAGGTTTCTGTGTAGGATGCAATTTACCCTCATCTTCTGCTGTCTTAAAATATAGTACACTGCGAGGGTATCTTGTCCCATCTTCATTTTTGACATGCACAGCTTTAGTTTGCTTTCCATATTGTTCTGCATCCCTCACAGCTTTACCCTTATCATATGGAGTACCTTTTGTCATCTGGGGATTGTAGATTGGTTGTTTCTTGTAAAAAACTACAATATCTTCATGTGCTCTCATCGGTTGCTTTTTAGCATTCAGGTATCCAGTTGCTTTACTTTTTTCCCATACCAAGCAATACTTAAAATCCCTATAATTTGTAGAGATCAATACCGATGTAAATGGTTGTGCTGCTGTAGAAATGATAGCACAATTTGGTTTGCAGATAATATCAACAATCTCCCAGAACTTTTCATAATCAATCACACGATCCCATTGATTACGGGACTTGTTGAGTGTGCCATAGGGAAAATCTGTCAGCAAAAGATCAATGCTCTGGGGTTCAAGATTGCCCAGAACATTGAACATATCATCGTTATACAGCATCACTTGTTCAACCATTCCACAAACTCATTATACACTACAGAGTCAAGCTTAAAATCTTCACGATACTCTTCCTTGTAGATGGGGCGAGAAGATGAACGCTTGCGGGAAGGATTCACAAAGAAGATCTTTACTTCTTTGCCAGTAATCTTTTTGAAAAATGCTTGATAGTATGCAAAAGCATCTTTACCACAAGCATTTTGTCCTGCAAAGATTGCGTACTCTACCCATTCAGGAACTTCAGGAGATTGCTCCAGTTCGATGAAATCCATTACAGCACGTTTCAGATAGCAAGCATCCAAATATGTTTTAGATTCTACTGCTTTTACCATCACACCATTACGATAGATGTGCTTATCAACTTGAAGATTCTTCAGGCAAGTGCCATCAACTACTTCAGTGCTTTTGTAATCATTTTTGCGGGCATCTAAAGCCAGTTCATTACAAGTACGTTCAATCAGGTTCTCATAAACCAAACCAGATTCAGAACGAGCAGCACCACCACCTAACTCAAAATGAGTCTGGGGAAGTTGATCAACTTCAGTCTCATAGAGTTCAACGATTGCAGTTAGATTCATGATAATTTC